TTTTTTCTTTTCTCTTAATCTCAGGTGCTTGCTTAGCAGCACCACCAGACTTGGCGTGACTCAATCCGAACGCAGCTAACGATCCAGAAAACACGGATGCGATAAATGTAGGGTCGAAATCTAAAATCTTTTGACCGTTTGGAAGTCTAACGTAACTAAATGTAAGAAGAGAAGCAGACCAAATAAGAACAACAACCTTTACAAGATTACCGAGCACTTCACTTTTATCATCATCGTGGTCTTCCTTCTCTATAACTTTGGATTTATCTTCCGCCATAATAGAGTAGCAAGGCAGCTCTATTTAGCTTTCTGTAGGTTGTCTTTTCTTACCGATATTATACTTACTTTCGAGAGTCCATTCACCCTTTTCTTTGAAAGCAATAACTTTGATTTGACTCAAAGGTGCAGCATCTGTGACTGCATCTTCTTTAACAATCTCTACCAGTCCCCAGTCAGACAGCAGTTTGATAATACGGTTGCGTCTTTGCACATCGTTCTCAGACAAGTTTGCTTTCTTGCCATCAAGTGCAAACAACTCTTTAAAATGTACGATGTAATACTGACCCTTTTTGTGCAGAATGTGACAAGATTGGTATAACTTCTTTTCTTTTCTAGAAGCAACTCCAATACGAGTAAGGGTCTCACGAACTTTAAGGAAGTCATCAGGTTCCTTCAAATTCACTTCTACCATGTCTGCCTTTGTCCACTGAACTTCCTTAAGTTCGGTCATCGTTTCTTACCCCCTTTATTCAATTTATCTTTAATAATTTCGAGTTGGTTGTCGGTAAGAATCCTGAGTGCTTGCATTGCTTTCTCGGTCGAATAACCATAGAACTCTTTAACAAGTTCAATATCCTTCACCTTTTCTTTTTTGGTCCAGGGAGAGAATCTCTTCCGTGACCTGACGGTATTTATAAAGAAATCGTATTGAAGTTTCTTATCCAAGTTTGGATATTGATTCATCTCATTAGCATACATGATTGTGTCCATATGCTGAGACATACACTTATTGATAATGAATGGAGGATAATTTTTTTCCCAAGCAGGATCATCATCCTCCATCAAATTCTTTTTAGTTTGATTGATCGTGTTCAGATAATCCTTAAGAGGATAACGTTCATCATACGACATAGTTCAGGAGCAGGAGTTCTTTACGGGAATGTTGTTCTTGCATATATTCACCAACGGATCGCATGGTGTAAGTATGATCGTACTCATAAGGTTTCCAGTCAATAAACCGAGACTTAATGAGATTAGAAGAGTTATACGAGACCATTTGGTCGCATTCAAATTTATCACAGTCGAAGAAGAATTTATCATGATCAAATCCTTTGTGCATGTTTCCACGCTTACCATAAAGATTTGCTTTAATATCGTATGGAGGATCCAGATATACAAAGATATCCCTCTCGTCCGTCAGAAGTTGCTCGTATGACAGATTAGTGATTTGCCACTTCTGAATGAGTTGCTGGTAATAGGGGAGTTTTTCAATTCCTCGCACACTAAAGTTGTTGTCTGACGCTTGCTTGCTGAACGAGGAGGACTCAGAGAGACCAGAAAAAGAGCACTTGTTAACAATATAGAAACTGACAGCACGGTCCTTAAGAGTAGTGACTCTCGGATCTCGTCCCAAGTATTCCTTAGCATCGAGGAAAAGGGATTTTGCCGAAGCGGGGTCAGGGTGCCTTTGTTTAAGTTGGAGCAGTTCGTTCTTAATTTCATTACCATTCAACTGGAGTTGCTTCCAGAATGTATAGAGCGGTTCGTAAAGATCATTCACCCAAATATCTAGGTGAGGATACATCTGAGAAATGTACAATGCTACGGAACCACCACCTACGAAAGGTTCACGAAACTCTTTGTAGTCAGAAAAAAGTGGAAAGAACTCTGCCATCTTTTTGACAGCGCGAGACTTTCCACCAGGATAACGAAGAGGAGTTTTCAAAGAGGTCATAGAATCAGTTTCTTTTCTTCGGGTGTGGTGATGATGTTGCTACCGAAGATCTCATTATACTGTGTCGATACAGATTCTGCAACCTCTACACAATAAATGACATGCTTCATATCAAGTCCAATCTCAGGCATCTCTGGATTAATGACAGTTGCCCATGGCGCAAACCCAACTTGACCTTGCTGAGGAATAACAAGAAGAGCATTTTGAATTGTTAAAACACCATTCTTCCAATCTAGAATTTCGGCAATAATCTCTTCACCAGTGATCATCCGAATCAATTTTACGTCTTTCATAACAATTTTTCGAGAGGGTTTAGTTCTTGTTGGATAGGTTCCTTTGCTGGTTCGCAGAATCCAGTGTGTTGATCTGGACTAAAATGACCGCCATAGAATTTGAGTGCTTTATGAGTATTCTCCCTAGCGGTAACATACTCTAAGTTTTCTACACGATTATTCATTGGGTTATGATCAATATGATTTATAACAACTGTCTCACGAATCCATTGCTTCACTGCCTCTGGTAAATTTTCATATCCATCAGCGATTCTTGCTGGAGGATAATCATCAACTGGCATGTGAGCCGCTGCTACCATTTTATGAACACTAACTGTTCGTTGGCAACACTTCCCGTTCATAGCACTCTCTAAACCTTGAACAGGATATTGATATTCAGATCCATACATGTTGATATCTTTAAAGAAGTCATGTGGCAAGCGCAGTGAAATTCTTGCACACTGAATCATCTTAGTTCCAACTGCAATACTATTTCCATAGATATCACGTTTATTCGGATCGTGATTATTTTTATACGAAGGAGCAGGTTTTAAGATGCGATGATAATCAGGATCATAAGAACGATCCCAACCTTTGAATCCAGGCAGTCTTCCACACATGGTAGTTCCCATGCGTTTATTTCCAAAGTGAGATGCAATCCTACCGTAATTTGATACTGAGTACCAAAGATGAATCTTTCCATCAACAACGGATGGTTTCCAAATCTCACCTTCTAGACTAATCGATTCTAAAGATCTATTGACGCTTCTTACACCACTGCCAGTTGTTCTACCGTCAGGGGAACTATTTTTATCTTCGTATAACATATTATTGTATTATTTGAAATTACATTCAAGCATTAGTTGAGTTAAACAAGCAAGTAGATTGATCTCTTGATCTACAACAAATGCAGACTTGTATTGATACTCAGCAATAATGAGAACTGCAGCAGCAACACTAGGACCATCCATGACGCTAGGCAGACTGTCATAGAGTTTACGCATGATTGATGCAGGATCCGAATCAAGATTCTGTGTCACCCACTTCTTCACGTCGTTGAACTTCTTGTCCTTCAGTGCTCCTACAAGACTGTCTACGTTAGCATCACCTAACGTCGCCAGAATGCCAGTGTCAATAGACCCTGTGCTTGCATATCGCTGCAACTCATTGAGGGTTCTTCGGAAGTCGGGGAAGTATTTCTGAACGACTTCAGCAACAACTCTAGGTTGGAAGGAGACCTCTTCCCGTTGGAGGATATCTCGGCAACGATCAAAGAAAGACGCTGCCAACTCCTGCTTAGTTTGTCCACGAACATTAAATTCTACGACTGTTGTTCTGCTATGTAGCGGTTCAATAATCTTGTTTTTGAAATTACAAGTGAAGATGAACCGACAGTTTTTCTGGAACTCTTCGATACTTGCACGAAGGAGTAGTTGGACATCTGGTGTTGTGTTGTCTGCCTCATCAATGATAAGAACTTTGTGACGACTAGAAGAAGTGAGAGACACAGTACTAGCAAAGTTCTTTGCCTGATTGCGTACAGTGTCCAAGAATCGACCTTCATCAGACCCATTGATAACATAGTAATCTGCTCCCAATTCGTGGCACAGTGCCTTAGCAATAGTAGTCTTACCAACACCAGCAGTTCCAGACAAGAGAAGATTAGGAATCTCACCCTGTTCAATGAAACTCTGAAATGTATTCTTCACAGACTCGGGAAGAATGCAGTCCTCAACTTTCTGAGGACGATACTTCTCAACCCAAAGGAAATCATTCATAATTGATAGCGTCAAGATTCACATTATAAAAAGAAAGATTACCACTGATAATAGTCTTACGATCATTACTGGCAATTTTAGGAGATCGATGTGGCACATAACTAGGAAATACTAGCATATCACCAGTCTTCAATGGTGGTTGATACACTTCTTTTGTTTCAACGAGAAAGAATTCTGTGACAAAAGAAGGGTCAGGAAGTTCTACAAAGTAGACAAAAGAGATGTTTGATTCTGGATGAAAATGCCACGTAAATTGATCTCCATTTTCATACTGATGAAACCATACACCATCAATTTTGAAATATGATACAGCATAGTATTCTTGAATATACTGAAACCATGGCTCAAAATATGGTTTCAGTATATCATAATATTCCTGATTCTTCTTTGCTCGTTCTCTTCGTTCCTCATCATTTTTGAAGTTAAAGTGAG